TAGAAGAGATTTGTGTTCTTTGTCATGAAGAGTTCGAAAATTGCGAATGTCACCACCCGCTATAAAATATTCCTTCTTTGATAAGTCTTTGGAAACTCATTATAGCTAATATATTCTTTTAAAGCCCAACGCCAATCTTTACCATATTCTGCCTTACAATAGTTAATAAGATCCTCTTGCGGGTCCTTATTGTCAGCAAAAAAATTGCTAAAGAAGTTTAGGAAGTGGTTCTTGGCACTGTTTGTGAGATTCATCATACAAGAGAATATAGGTATGAATTTTTTATTTACTTTTGCTATTTTAGCACGTCAGGTGTGTAGACTATCCTATATATAAAAGAGCTTGATACTTGGTCCATGATTGTTATATAGTGGTCGCTTTCACTATTCACAAAATTAAGGAGACACTATGACCGAAAAAGACTTACACAAAATGATTTGTTACCTAGCCGACAAAGTAGAAAAACTAGAAAAAGAAAAGAAATGTGAATGTGAAACCACTAATAAAAAAAAAGATTCTACTGTTCAATACAAAACCACTATTGATCCTATCTCAAATAATCAAGATATTATCACATAAGTCTAACGACGGTTGCGTAAACGACGACGGTTGCGTCTTTTCTTAGACCCTACCTTACGACGACCCTTGTGATTTTTTCTTTTAAGGACTGCCCGACTCATGTATCAGGAGTGTCGCCCAATGCATAATCTTCTACAACAATAAGCGCTCTAAAGTAGTCTCTCTCTTTAACAGGTAGCTTATCCCATTCATCATATCTGTGTCTTTTTTTAACGGTTTTAAATCTTAATTTTTTAGCTCGTTGATCATAACGAGTTTTGTAAGGATACTCAGGATGGTTTTCTTGTATTCCCATCAGGTGTTAAGTCCTTTAACAGGTTGAGCGGTCTTTAAATGGATATTAAAAGCCATGGAACGTCGTTCTCCTTCACTTCTAAAAGGATAGACTTGATGAGCCAACCAACTAGGGAATAAATAAAAATCTCCAACCTGCGGTTTAGCTAAATAACTATGACGTACAAAATGATTAGGAAGTGATCCTAAAAACTCTAAACAACCTGCGGTGGCATGATGATCTTCTTTAGAATACTCTTCCTCAAACTTTTCTGGAACTTTTAAAAAAGCAACGCCAGACAAAGTCGAATCATGAATGTGAATAGGATTAAAGTCTCCTGCAAATTGACTAACTACCCAAGTACTAAAAGTCGCTTGAGTATTAGGTGGGACAGCTTCTAATAAAATTTTTTTAACGTACTCTTGAGCCATAGCTACATAGAACTCTTTAAGTCCTTGAATTTTTTTCTCATCAATGGAAATCTCTTTTTTTACATTTCCGGCCAGGTTATGACTAAAATCATATTCCTTAGATAAATCTTCACTTGCTAGAATACGATCTGCTTCGGTGTTGATTGCTTCAACATAAGAATTCGGTAATTTTGTTTTTAAAATGCTTGGTCCAAATGGTTGATAAATATTATAAGATAATTGTTGTTTTTTATCTGCTTCAGTCATTTGATCTATTTAAGTCCCTTCGTAGCTCTGTTATTTCATTTTGATGCTGTAACCAAAGTTTTCGACCTTCGGTTACGATCATATCCCATTCTTCAGCAAGAAATATTTTTTGAGTTTTATCTGTATAAAAAACACGTACGTGTTTACGATCATCTTTAATAAAACGAGTAACTGCACTAACTAGTTTGTTTGTATTTTCCGCTGTTAACATCTTGTTCAAATTTATCTATTAAAAATAGCATAAGTCCACCTATAGATAGATGTTTTAGTTCAGGTATTTGTTCCTTTACGCTATTAGCTTTATGATAAGCATTAATTTTGATTGCTACAGATTTATACTTTTCAGTATCTGTCATTTGTTTTCCTTCCATATATAGTATGTATTTTCATATAAGCCCATATATATAGGAATAGTATGGGAAAATCAAGGATTAAATTTAAATTCTCACACCTTCTAAAATATCTTCAATTATATAAGTAGGAACACACATAAACTCTACCGTAGCTTTACCGCCTTGATTTACGTCTAAAAACTCATATGTATAAGCATCTACATATTCTAAACATTTTTCCTCATTAAAATAGATCATTTCTGAAGCTATTCTCATGCACTTTTCTTCTGTTTTCATATAGCCGACAGTACATATATAGCCAATCATTAAAAATTTAATCATTTTTATTTTTATCTACATACTCTAAATCAACTCCAAGTTTAATTTGTTCCTTGGTCGGTGATCGATTAATCTTTGTACCTTTTTTACGATAACTGATAGTTTTAACATCTATAAATCTTACCTTACCAGTTTTATGATGCACTACAACTAAATCAATAGGACCTGTCCCTGACACGTTTTTAAACACCATATAACCTGCTTTTAAAAATCTTATAACTGCTTTGTATTCGCTAACATCACCAGTTACTTGCTTTTGATCTCTCCCCATGACGGTCCTATTTCCATATCCACTTTTAACGGTACTTTAAGTTCTACCGTTGTTTCCATGACTTCCTTAATTCTTTTTGCTTGCTCTTCATTTTCAATTGAACAATTTAATTCATCATGAACTTGTATGTGAGATATTATTCCTTCTTTGTATAAATCTACCATGGCTTTCTTTGTCATGTCCGCAGAAGATCCCTGTATGAGCCTATTCAAAGCTTTGTATGTCCATGCTCTTTTTAAATCTTTTCCATATTCTTTCTCGGCCTGCCATAAAGGTAAGGCTTTATTAATACCAAACGCTCTTGGTTCCCATAAATCAAAACGACATTTACGTCCAAGGAGAGTTCTTAAATAACCAACACTATCTGCTTTCTTTGTGGCTTGCTCCATAAGCTGTTTAACAAAAGGAACATTACCGTGAAACTTTGAAAATAAATCTTCAGCTTCATCTGTACTTAATCCTAATTGACTAGCAAGCTTACCTTTACCCATTCCATACATCATACCTAAATTAATAGTTTTAGCAGAAGAACGATCAATACCCGCCATGTCTGCAACTGCTTGATGAAAATCTGGATCTTCAGTTTTATAAGATTCAATCACTTGATCAGCACCTTTCAACCCACCTTGAGTTAGAGATGCAAAATGTACAAGCACTCTTGGTTCTTGTTGTGAATAGTCAAAACAACCCCAATCACATTTTTCTTCCGGTATGAAAATAGATCTAATCATTGGTCCGAGTTCCTTGTTCCTTGCAGGAATTTGTTGAAGGTTCGGGTTACTATAACTAAATCTACCTGTGACTGTGCCACCTTCATCACTTCTCATTTGATGTATCTCAGCATGGATTCTACCTTTATGTGAATGCTTGAGTATAGTATCAATAAAAGTTGTTCTTGCTTTATTAATCTCTCGTGCATTAGCTACAGCACGGGCAAAGGGATTCTTATGAGTTACTAAAAAGTTCTTATCAAACTTAGGTTGACCTGACTTAGCAGTTCTTTCATAAGGTATATTTAATTTATCAAAAGCTTTCGATATACTTTTCGCTGCCCAGATATCTACTTCAAATCCACTTTGTTTCTTGATGTCTTGTAAGAAAATCTTTTCTCTTTTTTGTAATCCATCCTTAATATATTCTGCTTTAGCTAAATCTACACGAACCCCTTTCCATTTCATATCTAAGAGGCAAGGAAATAATTCTGTTTCTAATTCAAAAATACTTGTTAGTTCTTGTTTCGTGATTTCTGTTTTAAAGTACTGCCACAATCGCAAAGTCAGATCGGCATCTTGCTCTGCATAAGAACCGACATACATAGGAGGCAACTTATACATCTCCGCTTTAGCATCAACACCCCACTCCTTTGCAGCTTCATAGAGTAAACCCTCTGACTTTGTATCATGCAAATATTCTTTGCCTAATGCATTTAAAGAATATCTAAACCGATTTTCATCTATTAAAGGTGCGGCAATCAAAGTATCAATAATACGACCTTTAACTTCTAAACCCCACCAACGTAACCATCCAACGTCATACATAGCATTATGAAAGACTTTATCGCAAGGTAGTTCTAATATTTTTTTAACTTGTCTCTTAGTAATGTTTTCATCGAAGTTACCTCCCCCTTCATGCCGTATAGGGAAATATCCCTTCCAACCTTCCACAGCAATGGCAATACCTGCTATATAACCATTATTAGTAGCCCAACCCGGACCCATACTTTTAATGCCTGGGTCATTAGTTTCTAAATCTATAGCTATTTCTTTAGCTTCAGATAAATCAGGAATATTTTCCGGCGGGCACCATTCACTTGGTGGTTGAAATAAAGGTATCTGAGTCATTTGTTATCTTTACTCATTAAAGTAGCTAAAGTTTTTAAAGATTTTTTTTTAACTATTTGATTATCTATTTCTATCTCTGCCGCAATAGCTGCATAACCCGCAATATCTATATAAGAATCTTCTTTATGTTTTGTCTTCAATCTAGCTATTTTAAGTAATATCATACAAATAGCTACATCATGTGCTGATACCGAATGACCTAAATAATCACTCCATAGCTCTGCTATATTACGATGAGTAATAGTCTTATCCCCATAATCCTCTGCTCTATCCCCTTTAATAAGGTTTTGTGCTGCTTTTAATATGCTATCACTTACTGACATTTTTTACCTCCTTCATATCCTGTATATCTTGTTTTAATGTTTTTAATTCTATGTCTAAAATTTTCAAACGATCTATAATTTCTTCCTGTGTTAGTTCAGACGATAAATTTAGCAACGTAGCAAATTTCTTATCTGTTACCTCTATTTGTTTTAGTAATAAGTCTTTCATTAAAATGCCTCCGAAAACTCTCTGTTTGTTCTTGATCTTATAATATTTAGACTCTGCTTTGCTCTTGTCATACCTACATAAAAAACTCTTCTTTCTTCGTCTTTATTTATCCAATAAGATTCATCTGTTTTTCTTGATAAGTCTGTCAATAACATTACGTTATCTGCCTCGCCACCTTTGGCTCCGTGTATCGTGGACAGTTTAATCTTCGGAGAGTAGTCCAGATTCTGTCCACGACGGAGAACCGCGCGAATGTAGGAGGATTTAATGCGCGGAATGTTGTCTAATGCTTCAAACCAAGGTAGGTCTTTATTAACCTTTAATCCGTGGTCTTTGGTCAATGTTTCATAGTTATAAAAACTATCTCTGTCTGCATTTTGCAATGTCTTATGACCTCTTTCTACTGATCTTTCTATATGTAAAAAGTAATAGAATTTTTTAACATCCTTATAAGAAAGTTCGCCACCTTTACGTAAACTTTCCCAAGCTTTAATACCATTTAAAACTCTACTATCTATAGAGGTTGTATTATTTCTTGAATAGTAATAACCATTTACTTTTAAATTTTCTTCTAACTTATCTAGAGTATATTTATTACGTGCTAACACTAACCAATCACCTTCTGTTAGTTTACTTAATTGTTCAGTTGGGTAATAATTAATTTCCCCTTCATCATCTCTAGATGACCATTGTTTATCAACACGTTCTTCAACTCTTGAAATTAGATCTTTTGCTTTTTGTTGAATCTTAAAAGGTAGACGATAAGATTTTCCTAAAATTTTTCTATGACCTTTCATATTAATAAGGAACTCAGGTCTTGCTCCGGCCCATTTAAAGATAGCTTGATCATCATCTCCTGCTATATAAATTCTTTTAGTTTTACTAGCAATACGATCTACCATTTGCCATTGCAACCAACTTAAATCTTGTGCTTCATCAATGATAACAACATCAAATTCAGGTATAAGATCAACATCTTTTTTATTAAATTCAATAAGCATATCTGTATAATCAAATTTTCTTCTTGGAAACTCTCCACCAAACTTATACATCTGAAGTCCTCTTTCTATATAGTCTAACTTCAACCAACCGCCTGGTAGATGACCTGTTGTAGGATAATCAAATTGTGCTTTAGAATTTACACCATTGATCTTTGCTAGATCTATAATTCTTGTAAAGGCGTCGTCAGGTAATCCTGCTCCATATTTTTCTATCTTTTTATTAGGGTTACTTAACTTAATTTGTAATTTGTTTGATAGATAAGAATAATCATTATCATTCATAACATCTTCTTCTTTTAGATTTAGTTCCCTATAAGCAAAACTATGTAATGTTCTAAAATTACTAAAGTCTTTTGTCTCATAATTAAAATTAGAAGCTGCTCTTGATAAAGCTTCCTCTGCAGCTTTTTTAGTAAAAGCAAAATAACCAATTCTATTTGGTGCTACACCATTTTTCAATTCAGTTTCTACTAACTGTAACAGATAAGTAGTTTTACCTGTACCTGGAGGACCAAAAATTATATTTCTCAAAAAGGTGAATCCTGTTCTAAGTTAGGTAAATTTAGAGTAGCATCCTCTTTCTTTTTGTAAGGTACATGCCACATATAAACTGTCTTATGTTTCACTTTTTTTCTAGTGTCTCCACCACCAAGTTCTCTAATGCGAGCACTCATTTGTGTTGTAGAAAAATCTTTAAACCTTTTTTTCTCTAAGAAATCTTGTAAAGAATCCATTCTAAAATAAGCATTATCATTTTCAAACCAAGCCTTACCTATAAATATTTCATCTATATCCATAGCTGCTCCTTGGTCGTCTAAGAAAGATTCTAGTAAAGTATCAAATCTTCCTTCTTTTCTAATCTCTTTAGGCATCTCTATAACTTCAACATCATTAAGTAATTGCTGTAGTCTTCTAGTCCAATCAGCACCATTCATAGGATTAGGAATAATATTAAGATGATCCATACATGCTTTTCTAAATTTATTTTGATCAAATAATTGATCTGTTTCTAATACTATTCTTTTACCATCTACATTTAAAAACCAAACAGATTGATCACTTTGAAACTTAGTTAAGTCTGAAAAACTGTGCTCAAAAGAATCTCCAATACCAAACTTTCTTGATTTACAAACAACAGGAGAGCAAACTGCACACATAGGCTGATCTTTACATTTAAACTGATAGTCTTTTTTTTCGTGTTGTCTAATTGTCTTTTGTACTTGATCAGACCCTAAAGGTCTTTCCATATATTTAAAATTAAACTCATCTAATTTCTTTTTCCAATCATCTGGCCACTTCTTTTTTGCGTATACTGCATACTGATATAAAGTATTATCTCTACCACCCTCCGGTATTCCTTGTGACATCAATGTAGCAAGACAAGGTGGTCCATCCTCTAAGTCACTTACTTCTTTTTTTCTTTTAATTTTTAACTCTGATAAATCTTTTTCACTAATAACATGCTCATCATATAAAGTAAAAAACTCTTCTAGGGTGGCCCCTGTTCCGTCGTCCTTAAAACCATATCGATTTGAATCATCACCATTATGATAAGGTAAGTTTAAAAAATTTCCTGTATCACCTCTGTCTGCTTTAATCTCAATTTGTTTTGGAAATATTTCACAATTGGCATAACCAATTTCAGCAGACCATTCTATTAATTTATCTCTAACTATTCTAGCCTGTACAGGTTCTTGTAAAAATAAAAATACGTGAGCCCCACCACTTTTTGATCGACACATAACTAAAGGTAATTTTAATGCCCTGATTTCTTTTACAATTTTTTTATAATCTAAAGGATAAGTATCAATATCAATACAACCCCACCTACAAGTTGAATCATCACAGATAGGTATAATACCTAAACTTGGATCTTTACCTGCTAAATGATCTACCCATAACTGATCAGTTACTTCTTGTTTAGTTATAAAAGCTTTACCGGAAACTTTACCGTTATTCTTTTGACCATCACTTTTATATTGACCATAGGCTCGATCTAACCCACTGAATATATCTTTAAATTTTTTTACTCTCTTATCCATATTGAATTAAAAATGGGGGCCGAAGCCCCCAAATATTTAAAATGGCGTACTAGAAGCAGCAGGTGCTTCTTCTTCATACTTAACTTTACTTTCACCCTTACCTACACTCTCGTCAAATAGTTTTGCCATAGAGTATAAGTTAGCATCAGTTATTTGCTCTTCAATAGAGATTTCCCAACCATGCCAATTACCTTTATCATTTCCTTCTTTAACAGTTTTTAGTCTGTAAAAGAAAGCATAAGAAGGAGGTGTAAATAAACCATTCTTACCTTCTAATTTTTGAGTTTGCCTCACGGTATTCCACTTCTTAGATTTTTTAAGTTGTGTACCTTTCATAGTAATAACAGCCGGAGTTGTGCTACCATCTTCTTCTACTACAAGAATAAAATGATTACCACAAGTCTCGATATAATTACCGTTTTCTAAACGATCTTTATTGTTATCATCACGAGTTGTCTTGGTAAGAAT